TTCATAATCAATCTCCTTCATTGTATTGTATTATAGTCATAAAACAAAAAAAGGATGTTTATATAACAAAAAAAAAAGATGCAATTTCTCACATCTTTTTATAACTATCTGTAAATCAAGTAGTTTTAGTAATACATATCTTCCCAGTAATCCACCGCAAAGTGGGCATCGAGTGACATAACTTCTGTCGCCTGGCCCCAGTCAAGTGTTTCCATTCCTGAGAATTGTTTTAACATTGCATTGTGCAATGTGACACGTCTTATAACTTTACCTTCTTTATCATGTTGATGAACGATGATATCGCCAACGAGATTTTTCTTATAATGAACTGTACCAGTTTCATTATTCCAAGCAAGGTCATACCAGTCTTTAATAATCTTAAAGCAGAACATTTGATAATTATCATTCTGATTAAGGTTAAATTTGATTGTATAATCATCAATACTCGTACTGTCAGGAAATAACAAGAATATACGGGTTGAGTATTTAAACCTCTGTTGGGTAGTAGGTAAAGGTGGATATGTTGGCATTTGCGCATTCACTGTATTTTCCAAAAGTAAGTGTGTTGCATTTGGATGAAGTGACTGTAATACTGGTGGCAGAATTATAGTTACTTCGAAAAGATTCGGGTGAATAGGTTCCCAATCTTCTTTATGTGAATCGATAAGTGTAAAGTGTGCTAATGGCATGTTTTTAGATTATTTTTTGTCTTATATATTAATATTTTCTTTGTCCATCAAAACATTTATAAAACCTCACCCACCAATTGCGGTAGGTGAGGCTTTACGATTTATTGTTGTTTAAATCCTTGAGATTTAATTTCACCCTTCTTCATAATTGTGATGCTGTTAACGATGAATCCCATACCCTTGATAATTTCAACATAAGTGTCGAGGATTCCCATCTGGAGATCGATAACATAATTGGTGTTATTCGATTCATCACAAATATTGTAGAAATCGTAGAATGCATTGGAGTCTAACATATCCTTACAAATTTTATCTGCACGGTACTTGATTTCTCCACGGATTTCAGCGGTATTGAACTGCCATTGATACTTGAGCAACATATCATAAAGACGGTTTTCAAGTTCAATCAAAACTTCTCTTGAGTGCATAAAGCTGAGTGAACTGTATGGGAATATTTGAGCTGAAGATTCATCCAAGATACAGTATCCATTATTAACCCTGTATACAATTGGGTTTGCACCCATTTGATGAAGATTTGTAAGATCATCTGCGGTGAAGTCCATTTCAGTTTTGGTAATTCCATTGATTCTACCGTTGGTAATACCAGCAGATATTGTCCATGGAACCAATCCAGCTACGTTTGAAGTGAACTTATTCATATAAGTTGATGCTGCATAAGCTGCTGGTGGTACATTCTTAGGAATACCATTGTCGTAGATTCTAACGTATGGGAAGAAATACCCAACACAGCTTCTACCATCAATATCACCATGTTTCTGAGCAAATTGATATAAATAATCTGGGTTCTTTGATTCGTCAGCACCAGCTTTAACGAATGCGGTGTTCAATGATCCGTCATCATTAACAAATGATGGGTTGGATGAATTCTTGAAATCTTTTGCACTTGGCATGTTAAGGAATCCAAGGGCATTGAGTTTCAATCCGCAAAGGTCAGCAAGCTGTTGTTTTGAACCGTAGCCATCAATTGGCTCAATACCAAGTCCAAATGAATCGATAAGATATCTCCAAGAGATTTTATTTTTATCTGCTAATGCTTTAGCCAAGTTTGTATCCTTAGAAATAACATTAAGAATAGAATTTTGACGAGCATCTGTGCCGTTTGGCATTGAGTCTGCGTTAACAACGAATGGAGTCAACACCATACCCTGATATTCATCCACATAAACATCGATTGATGGGTATGTAAGTGCTTGCCAGTTAACAGTACCTGATGATTGACCTGACAATTCGGTACCGCCAGAAAGATTGACATCCATAATTTTGATTGGAGCATCAGTGTAAAGAATTTTCAATGTTGTATCATTGACATCATTCTTAACATTGATAATTCTGGTAAGTTTCCTTGGAACAGAGCCTTCGAGGTATCCAGCACCATCGGGGGCAGTCCAATTTGGCACATCATAATATGCGGCTAAGAAACCACCTCTGGTAAGTTCTGAATAGCGTTCCTTATTAACATAAATCTGTTGGCAAGTTGTTAAATCATCACCGACCCATCTCGAAATATCAACTGATTGTTCCCAATTAGATTTGGTTGAATAAATAATCATTTGACTTAAATAACTATTTTCCCAACCAACCAATAATCTTGGGGTATATCCATCAACATCAACAAACGAAACGTTTAGAATATTTGATTGATCAAGGTACATATCCAAATATAGTTTATCTGACTGTCCAGAGTTATTCTGGTAGTAGAAATAATCCATAGTATTAATGATACCGTTGAAATAATCTTTGTAAAATTGTGAATAGGTTGCTGCAATACCAATTTTTGCTGCGGTATATGATGCATCCCCCAATTCCCCATATAAAGTTTTAAATCCATAATTATCACCCTGCTGAAGGACAAATTCATCGTCAATATAATATAGCATGAATTTACCAACGGTGTAACATAATTGCGGAGTCTCGCAATAAATTTTAATAGCAGCATTTGTTGTTGATCCATTGTGTACAGGAACATAATTAATAACTGGAATTTTAACCCCAGAACTAAAAGATGGCGTACCACCAGTAGTGATCAACACACTTTGAGTGCTAATATTATCGTGAATTTCATTAAATGCATGAAGCATTCTCAGCTTATCATAATCATTATATACTGCTGTACTTCCAGATGTACCATTAAATGTGATGTATAAATAATCACCGATAGAATCTGTTGCAGTTGTTATTGATGTGGTGTAAGTTGTTGCACCAGATGGAACTGTTGTTCCAATTGGGCAATATCCGCCCAGCCCTACTGTTACTGGTGTATAATTAATTGTGTATGTTGCTGAGCTTAATGCAATATTTCCGATATTTTGCGAATGGGTAATATAACCCAAAATTATAGTATTATCTAAGCTATATGTATAATCTGGTTTTGTTGCTCCTGTATGTGCTAAGATTTGTGTACCATATAGTACATTTACAGTACTATTATCAGATGTTAAATACAAAACATCCACCCTTGACGCATAATTGCTGGAATATGTAATACTACTAACAACTGGGAAATCTAATGTTGTAAGCCAAGATGTCTGAATTAAAGCACCATTTAGAACGTAGAATGCGCCAGTAGAACTAAATTTAAGACCAACTGTTGAAGTTGTTGCGCCAGTTGAAGTTTGAGTTGGGTCATAATAAATGTTATATGTTGATCCATTAGTATACTTACCTGTTCTGGTGTCTGGTGAAACGCTATACGCCTGTGAAAATGCATCCGTAGCATTCGTTATTACATTGTTACTTGAATCTAAATATTTCTGACCGTATGCCATAGCTTCCTTCAATGTTGTTTTATATGACATAAAATCAATACTTGTGATATCCTGACCTACGATAACATCACCAATAACATCAAGATTACCAAGTTTGAAATCCGCTTCTAACAATGAATCTTCATTGTAAGTGCAGAACAATCCAGTAACATCAGTATTATTATTGATAATACTCTTGATGTACATATCGTTACCATTTAAATCCAAGAACTGTTACTGTTCTTTCATTAAGAAAGTTAGTTGTTTGCCCCTTGATAAGACCGTTTTTGTTGAAATATTTACTGAATGTAGTATCATTTGACAAAGTTTTATAATCTGTCCAGTTACCAGCTACTACAGCAACATGGACAATATAATCTGATATCCATTCTCTGTAATCAACATAGGCTGGAACCTTCGTTCTATCACCATACCAATCTTCAAATGTTACATCAAACCCTGTAATTGTAGATTTATACATCCAAACGGTGATATCTTTATCACCCATATTTGTGATATGAAATAGTTTTTGATCATCCTGAACACCACTGTTATTTGATTTAACAATGTTCAAAAAAGCGTCTGTATCTCTTTCCCAGAAATCTTGACGATTGAAAAAGTATTCATAAGCCGACCTCTTCACTACACCATTTGAGTATTGTGATGATACAGAAATTGACTGCCAATCCACTTTATCACGATTTGGATTTGTAGCTAAAAGATTAAGAGCCCAAACTGGGCCGCTCTTTATCATTTGTTTAGCTGTTTTATGAAAATAGGAGCCTTTGTTCTCTAATCTTCTATCATCATCTCCGTAGACTGATACAAACGTATTAGGATCAGCGCAATAAATTGGCGTGTTAAAGGGCCCTTTTTTCGAAAACCCAGGAACTAAGTTTATCAAAACGTTCTGTACTGGAAGTTCTGTTATACTATTGTCAATCTCTTCAATGTAAATGTCAGGTCTTTTTATGTACTTACCGTAGTCTTTGTCTTTAATTG